GGGTAGCTTTACCACGCTTGCAAGTAGCGGCACGACGACGCTTGGCGCAACGTCTGCTACGTCTATTGACGCTACGCCGATTGGTGCGACAACGGCGAGCACTGGCGCGTTCACTACGCTGAGTTCAAGCGGGGTATATACGCTAACCGGTACTCCAGGCTACGCCGGGGCATCTGTTCGCTACATCAGCGGAAATGTGAATTCGTCTGATTGGTATCTCAACTCTCCGACAGGCGGAAAACTCATATACGCAATCAATCAGGGTTCATTGGCCACCTTCTCCGCGACCGGACTCTCTTTGTCAGGCACCATCAGCAACACCGGCATTTCGCTTTCTGGCTCTGCTGCTGCGAACAGCCTCGTGGTGGATGCCAGCGGAAATTTGCTTGTTGGTCAGACTTCAGTTGGCGCACAAAATTCAAACTCACTATCGTTCCAGCCATTGTCAGGCGGTGGCCTGACGATCAACAAATTGTCCGGATCTGGATCTGGAAACCCGTATGCCTCATTCGGCTACAACGGCGCGTCTATCGGCTCCATCACGCAAAACGGCACCACTGCAGTTCTCTACAACACCACGTCTGACTATCGCCTGAAAGACAGCGTTACTGCAATTCCAGCCGCAGAGGCTATTGCGCGCCTTACCGCCGTTCGCCCTGTGGACTTCGTTTGGAAAGCAGATGGCAGTAAAGACGCCGGCTTTATTGCTCACGAATTCCAAGCCGTCTATAGCCGCAATGTGACGGGCACGAAAGACGGCACGCGAGAGGAAGCCTACGAGGTAACGCCTGCGGTGCCTGAAGTTGTGGATGCCGATGGCAATGTCACTACGCCAGCAGTCGCCGCCGTCATGGGTACGCGCACTGTGCCGGACTATCAGCAGATGGACAACAGTGCAGCGGTGCCCGATCTGGTAGCTGCTGTTGCGTATCTGGCGCAGCAAGTGGCCTCTCTGACGGCGCGCCTCGCGGCAGCGAACATCGCATGAAGCACCTAGCCGCCGCGCTACTGCTGTCTGCATCGCTGGCCCAAGCGGCCACGGTGGAGGAAGTCGCCACAAGCCCGGACACCTTTGCCGTGTGCAAGACGGCAGACATCGCCAGCACGATCTATCTTGTCAACTCTGGAATCGGCTACGAAGCCAACCCGGTGATGGCCGGACTAATGCACGCAAGTGAGGCGATTGGCGCTCCCTGGGTGCTTCCGATTGCCGCCTCTTACGGCGTCTATCTGCTGCTCCAGTACGCAAATCAGCCGACCACAACGATGATTGCCAACGGCGTCACTTGTGGCGTTGCTGTGTCGAACCTGATGCTGATCCATTAACACCCTGTCACACCCCAAGGAGCCCACTATGGCAACAGTCCCCAAAGGCGCTATCGGCGTCAACAATTTCGCAAAGAGCGAGCCGCGCACCAATCTGTCGTCTCAGGCCAAAAACCTGGGCGCGCCGATCAAGACCACGCACATTCCTGCTGCTGCAACGCATGCCGGTCATGGCCAGGTGAATCCTGGCTCTACCAAGGGCAACACCAGCGTACCAGCGTATGCCAGCAACGTGACCGCAGTGAGGCACGGCGCGACCGCAACGCAGGCCAGCAAGAAGCAAACCGGCCATCCCTGAGTCATGACGCCCTACGCCATGTGGCTAATCCTGTCGCGCTGGCCGTGGTGGGTATACAAGCCCACCTGACGCGCGTCTACATTCGCCCGCATGAGTGATCCGCTTGATACCGAAGCTACCGATGCGATCCGCAAAGCGCAGTCCGACAGATTGCGACTTGCAGTATTGCGCGAAGCCGAGGACATCAAGTGGCTCATGAGTTCAAAGAGGGGTCGGCGCATCGTGAACGCCATCCTGCAGAAAGCCGGTATTTATCGCTCGACGTTCCATACCAATGCGCTGCAGATGTCGTTCAACGAAGGCAACCGCAATACGGGGCTGATGCTCCTTGCGGCAGTAACCGAATCATGCCCAGAACGCTACGCTGAAATGTTAGAGGAATCTAAGAATGCCTGATCCAGTAGTCGCGCCAGTCGCCGCAGCGCCAGCCGGGAACACACCAAGTACCGACCCAGCCGCCGCGCCCGCCATTCCAGCAACGCCCGCAGCTGCTCCAGCGCCAGCACCCGCTGCCGTTGTTCCAGCCGCAGCGCCGACGACCGCAGAAGCGCCCGCACCCGCAGCGCAGACCGCGCCAGCCGCGTACGACTTCAAGACCGCAGAAGGCAAGGTTGATCCCAGCGTACTGACGAAATTCGAGGGCCTGGCCCGCGAGTTGAATCTGTCGCAAGACCAAGCCTCCAAGCTGATCGACCAACTGACCCCCGAGATGGCCAAGGCGCAATCCGCCAAGGTTGACGCGGCCAAAGTCGGCTGGCTCGAAGCCGCGAAGATCGACAAAGAGTTTGGCGGCGAGAAGCTGCAAGAGAACATGGCCATCGCAAAAAAGGCCCTGGACGCTCTTGGCACGCCCGAGCTGACCAAGATGCTCAACGAGTCCGGACTGGGTAACCATCCCGAGATCATTCGAGCCTTCTATCGCGCCGGTCAACAGATCACGTCTGGCAAGTTTGTGCCATCCGGCCAGGGCACTTCTACAGCATCAAGCCCCGCTTCGAAGCTGTACCCCACCATGAACAAAGGAGCGTAAAGCTGTTTTCTTCTGGAGTTTTTAGTTAGTTATTCGCCTCACCGTCGCGAGACCTCGGGCACCCACTTTTTATCCGCAGTGATGCGCTGAAAGGAAATCGAAATGGCAGTTCTCTCTACTGGCGCCCTCACCCTGGCCGATTGGGCCAAGCGTCTTGATCCCGATGGCAAAGTCCCCGTTGTCGCTGAACTGCTCTCGCAGTCCAACGAAATTCTGGAAGACGCCGTTTTCATGGAAGGCAATTTGCCGACCGGCCACCGCGTCACGATCCGCACCGGTCTGCCCGCCGTCTACTGGCGTTCGCTGAACCAGGGCGTGCCGTCCAGCAAGTCCACCACCGCGCAGGTCGATGAATCCTGCGGCATGCTGGAAGCGTACAGCCGCGTTGACAAAGACCTGGCCGAACTGAACGGCAACACCGACCAGTTCCGTTTGAGCGAAGACGTGGCGTTCCTGGAAGCCATGAACCAAGCCCAAGCGCAGACCTTGTTCTACGGCAACCCCGCCACTGACCCGCGTCAGTACCTGGGCCTGGCCACTCGCTACGGTGCCATCTCTGGCGCCAACAACGCGCAGAACATCTTGAACGCGACCGGCACTGGTGGCGCCACGAACACCTCCATCTGGCTGGTGGTCTGGGGCGACAACACCGTGTTCTGCCCGTTCCCCAAGGGTTCTACCGCTGGCCTGGTCCACGAAGACACCGGTCAGCTGACCGTGTACGACGGCAACGGCAACCCGTACCAAGCCTTCCAGACCCACTACCAGTGGAAGAACGGCCTGGTGGTGAAGGATTGGCGCTATGTGGTTCGCATTGCGAACATCAGCGTGACCAGCTTGGTCAGCAACAGCTCTCCGGCTGACCTGATCAGCCTGATGTCGCGCGCGCTGGACCGCATCCCGAATCTGGCCGCTGGCCGCCCGGTGTTCTACATGAACCGCACTGTGTACTCGTTCCTGCGCTTGCAAGCCTTGAACAAGTCCAACTATGCGTTGGCCGTGCAGCCCGGTTTGAACCAGTTCGGCAACGCTACCAACTGGCTCAGTTTCGAGGGCGTGCCGCTGCGCCGGGTGGATCAGATCCTGACCACTGAAACGCAGATCAGCTAATCGGGGCAGACCAGGTGAGCAACACTGCAGCCAACCCGGTGGACAACACGTCCACACCAACGGGTGGACAGCCGCTGACGAATACCAGCGGCATGTTGCAGCAGTTCATCGCCTGGTCGCCCAACGTGGGGCCTCCCGCGCAATCGTTGGTCGCTTGGAACAAGTATCAAGCGCAAATTCCATCGACCACACCAGGACAAACCGTTCTTTAGGAGATCAACATGATCATCGACGCACTTCTGCAATTCAGCGGCTCGATCACCGGCAACACCGTGACCGGCCAGGCTCTCACTTCGGGAACCATCACATCCACCAACGTCATCGACTTGGCTGGCGTCGGCACGGGCAACACCGCGCGCGACCTGGGCCAAGGCGAAGATTTGGAGATCCAGATCGAAATCACCACGACCTTTACCGGTGGCACCTCTGTGCAGCCGATCCTGGTGTGCGCTGATGACACCGGCATTTCCACCAACGTCACGCAGATCGCAGTTGGCCCTGCAATCGCCCTGGCCCAGCTGGTAGCTGGCAACCAGCAAGTGATGCACGTCACGCATGCCGCAATGGCCCAAGCAGCACGCCGCTACCTGGCCATCCAGTATGTGATCGTGGGCACCATGACCGCGGGCGCCGTTGTGGCCGCAATCGTGCGCAACGTGCAGGACAAGGGCAACAACACCCTGTTCAATAGCGGCTTCGCCATTTCCTAAAACAGACAGGCCCCACGCCTCTCAACGATGCGCACCCGGGGCCTCACTTTGGAGTAACACATGGCACAACTACGCGCGCTCACAACGCTCTACCACAACGGCATGCTGCTGCGGGCCGGCGATGTCTTCGAGTACGCAGACGAACTGGCGGCAAAGCTGACCGGTGACATCTCCGAAGGCATGGAGCTGGTGACGAAGAAAACGAATGCCGCTTTTGCGAAAGCTCAAGCCGCTGCGCAGAAGGCGCTCGAAGACACCGCCCAATCGCTGACTGCCCATTTCCAGGCTTTGAAGGCCGAACTGGAAGCAGACCCCACGCGGGGCGAATTGGTGCAGAAGGTGCTCGACGCTGAAACCGCTGCAAGCGAAGCCGTCAAGGCCGCAGCAGCCGGATCGGAATCTCTGGTTTAGGTGTTCTCCTGATCAGGCAACTGGTCTTAACCGGGCTGCGGCCCGGCTTTTTATAACGAGGTGCTGTCTTGGCAAGCGCAGTCGATATTTGCAACGCCGCACTGGGCGAGCTGGGCGACACCGCTACGGTGACATCCATCAGCCCGCCAAGTGGCAGCATCCAGGCCGTGCATTGCGCACGCTTCTACCCGATAGCGCGCGATGCGCTTTTGGAGATGCACACCTGGGGATTTGCCACCAAGCGCGTATCGCTGTCGCTGCTGGCCGAGACGCCGCCCAATTCCTACCAGTACGCCTACGCCGCGCCCAGCGACGTGCTGAACTTCCTGGCGATCCTTGACCCCAATGCAACCGACGACTACAGCGCGGGCCTCGCGCAGTACGGCAACATTTCTGGGTCGTACAACAACAACGTGGGCATTTACCAGACGCAGCCTTTTGCGGTGGAGGTGGACGCCAACGGCAACCAGGTGATCTATACCGACCAGCAGAACGCAGTGTTGCGTTACTCGGGTCGGATCACCGACACCACCACGTTTTCGCCACTTTTCACTGAGGGGCTGACCAAGCTGCTCAAGTCCAAACTGGCCGGGCCGGTGATCAAGGGCGCCGAGGGCCGCGCTGAAATGAAGTCCGCCATGCAGGAGTTCACCGCGTGGTTCAACCTCGCCACCGTGTCCGACGCCAACAGCCGGCGCGAGAAGCCCGCTCAGTCTGTGGACTGGATTGTGAACCGATGAAAGTCACATTTCGAACGCTGCGCAGCGTGTTCTACCTGACGCCAGTTGCGTGCCTATGGCATGAAGAGGATGGCGTGTTCTGTGTTTGCGCTGCGTTCTGGGCGTGGTCGGTGGAGGTGCATTTCCCCGATTTTCCAAGGCTGAATCATGGGTGAAAAAGCAGCAGACCGTTCTTTCGCCGGGGGTGAAATTTCCCCCGACATGTATGGCCGCGTGGACTTGGCGAAGTTCCAGACCGGGCTGGCGCTGTGCCGCAATGCCTTTGTGCTGCCGCATGGGCCGGTCGAGAACCGCCCAGGAACCGAGTTCGTGGCATCAGTCAAGAATCCGGCCAACCCCGTTCGGCTGATTCCCTTCGCATTCAACTTCACGCAGACCCTGGCCATCGAGGTCGGCGCGGGCTACTTCCGCTTCCACACGCAGGCCGGAACCCTGTTGTGCGGCACCGTGCCGGCGTATAGCGGGAGCACCAGCTACCCCATTGGCGCAATCGCATCACTTGGCGGCGTGAATTACTACAGCCTGCAAAGTCAGACTGGATTTACCCCGCCAAATGCATCGTTCTGGTATCCCATGCCAGCGGGCAACATTCTGGAATTGCCCAACAGCTATGCGCAGGCCGACCTCATGAGCCTGCACTATGCGCAGGCCAACAACGTCCTGACCAT